ATTACAAGGAAGAAAATCTTCCACACAAGGAGTATAAATACTACTAATGAGTAAAAAAGCTGCCGGCACAGGAATCATGAGACTTTTATTTGGCCTTGGTAAAAAGGAGATGAAAGTTATTCCGTATAATCAAATGACACCACAACAGTTTGAAGAGTTAGATAGATTCCTAGGTAAGGTTGGTTTTGCTATAGCGGGTGATAGTCTTACACTTACAAAAAAACAAGGTGAGTATGTCATTAATCAGATTAGACAATTAGATCTTTACAGAAAAAATATTATGTCAAGTAAGAAACCTGACTTTACAGAATTTATACCAAGAGAAAATTTAGGAATACCAGCAAGAGATGAAGCTATTGAGAAAGCTAATAAGATGACAAAGGTTGAACCAGAGTTCAAAGGATTTGAACCTAAAGTTATTGAAGGTGGTAAAGGTAAAACAAAACCAGGAAGTAAAATTGATTATGACAAGATGTCAGAGTTTCTTGGTGTGAAGTTACGTGGTGATGAAACCTTTGATGAATTATTAGAAATTGAAAAAAGAATGAAAAACAAAGACCCAGAAGGTTTTGCAGGTGGTGGAGTGCCAGGATTGATTGCAAAACTAAGAGCTAAGTTTGGTAAGAAAGCAATTACAACTGCAGACAAAATAGATCTTCCTGCTAAATCTAAATTAAAAAATCAGTTTAAAGCCTTTGAAGAAAGAAATAGAAAACTAACTGAAGATGAGTTAGATGATCTTTACGAAGAGTTTGATGAGGCTGTTCCTTATCCCATGGAAACAGTTGCAGACAGAGATAGATTTTTAAAGTCTGTGCAGGATGAAAAAGATTACATGTTTCAACAATACAAAGCAGGTAGACTAGATCCAAAACCAGGAGAAGAAGGTAGAAAAAGATTCTTACAAAAGAAAATGGAAGAAATGGAAATGAGTGGCGATACAAAATTAATGACTCAAGATGAGATAGATGAGTTAATTGGTTTTGATCAGAAAGAGAGATTATTCAACGCGGACGGTGGACTTGCTACAATGTTCAGACCTAAACTAAAAGATGGTGGACCACCTAATCCAGGTCGAAGAAACTTTATGAAAGTTATGGCAGGTTTAGCATCACTTCCTTTTGTAGGTAAATTATTTAAACCTGCTAAGATAGCAAGTAAAGTTGTGCCATTGAAAAATACAACTACAGCAATGCCAACTTGGTTTCCAAATTTTGTAGATAAGATGGTAACTAAAAATATTGGAAATAAGATAGATGCTGACGTGATGTTATTTAAGGACAAAGACCTACCCGGTGTTGAACTTCGTAAATACGATGATGGTAGAATACAAGTTGAAGGTAAGAATGCTTACAATGAAGAATATTATATAGATTATGAACCACCAGGATATGAAGTTGTAGATGAAACAACAGGTAAAGCTGTTAAAAAACCTGGAGATTTTGTGGCAACAGATACTGAGTACAGAATGGTTAGTCCAGAAGACTATGATGTAGATGGAGTTAATGTTGATAAAATCGATGATATATTAGGTGGTAACTCTACACAGCTAGAAGGTTATGCAAAAGGAACAGGTGAAGTTAAATATACACCAGGTCAAAGAAGAATAGATGAAGCTGATGCTAGAGGAGCATCTACAGACGAAAGTCTTAGGGCTGATATAAATGACCCCTATGGTGATATAGACCCAACAGATTTTGTAGATCCAGAAGATTATGCTAAAGGTGGTTTAGCCACAATGTTTAGGAAAAAGTAATGGGTGTATTTACAGATATTATAGATAATAAAAAAAGAAAAAGAATAAATGATGAAAAGTTTACAGAACTCTATAAAAATTTTTCTGGGTCAGACTCAGAGTTTGCAGAATTTTTAAATAAAAAAAATATTGTACCTGGAACACCAGGAGTTGAAACAGGAATTAAAGGCGGAGGATTTACTGACAAAACTGTTTTTGGAAGAAGAAATAGATTACGTCTTAAAGCTAATGTAGAAATTTCTACCAATCCTAAAATGATAAAACAGTTTGATGAGCGAAATAAAATCTTAACTAAACTTGTCAACAAGGCAAACCAAGATGATAAATATATATCTAAGCAACAGTTATCTTTTATGGCTGAAGATAAACTTGGTATAAAACCAAAATATGATGGTGAGGGTAGAAAACCATTTTTCAAATCAAAAATATCAACATCAGGTAAAAGAGGTTTTACAATATTAGATCAATTAGATACTAGAGTAGATAAGGTTGATAAAGTTGTTAGAGATTTGTTGGTTAGTGAATCACCTCAAACTGAACAATTATCAAAAACCATAATTAAAAGAACAGGTATTACCCAACCAAATTTTATAAACATTAGAAATCAAGTTCCTTCATATAAAGCAATAAAGTTGGAAGCAGAAAGACTTCCCTCTTTTCTAAACAAGGCTAATAATTCATACTTATTAGAATTACCTTTAGCCGAACAACTTACAGAAGTTAATACACTTATAAAAGGAAATCCAGCTTACACTTATGGAAAAGGAAAAAACGTTCTTAAAACAGTTTCTACAGCTAGAGAAGATGCTATGAAATACGCTTTAAGAAGTTGGAATCAAAACAAAGGTCAAGGAGAAATAAAATTTTTTGAAGGTAATAAAAAAATTCCTTGGGAAAAAGGTAAAAGACTTAAATATGGAAAAGTTTCTTTTGAGTATAACGGAAAAAAATATAACACATCTAATTTAACATCAGATGTTTTAAAAAAAGATTTTAAAGAGCTTTATCAAACAAGAGAGTCCTTAAATAAATTTAGAGGTCAAAAAATTACTAATCCTTTTAAAAAGGGACAAACAATTCCAGTTGAGAAATTAATTAGAAAAATTCAAGTAGATGGTTATGGATGGAGTCCTAGTTTTTCAACTCTAGACATATTGCATGGACCTAAAGGAGTAAAAGATGAACCCTTTACTAACTTAAGATATAATACAAAAGATATAAATATGGTTGAGTCAACTTTATCAAAAAACCTTGCCTCTGGTAAATTAAATGAAACGGAATACAAAAAAGCTATGGCAAATGTAAATAAACCTTTTGCAGAAGGAGGAGAACAAGCCATTATAAATAGACTTGGCACACAAGCTAAAAAAATGAAGAAAGGAATGTTTTATGGTTTTGAAGATTTAAGAAATAAAGAATTAGCAAAAGGATTAAGAGAAGCAGGATTTAAATGTAAATTTTCTGCACAGTCAGGTGGAATATCTCGTTGTGATGACCCTATGAATTATATTGATGATATAAAAAGGAATCAAAGACTTGCATTATCTGGATCTTCAAAAGCAAAAGCTAGATCCCTTTCTAAATTTAGAGCTGTTAAAGGTTTTATATCAGGAACTTTAGGTCCTGGTGCAATAGCTTTTGAAGCAGCAGTCGCTGCTCCTTTTGCTTTGTATGGTTATGGAACTGGAGCTGATAAAGGTGAGATAATTAATGATCTTACATTTGGTTTGGGAGGTAGAAGTATAGATGAAAGAATGAAAGAAGAATATGGAAAAGATATTTATGCTCCCAGAGAATTTTTAGATATGGGAGACAGACTAAGTAATTTAGAAAGATTACAAGGTGGAACTTATAGGCAAAAATTAAGATCTAAACAAGCATATCAAACATTAAAACCACAGTTTGAAGAATTAGGAACAAAGATGGGTTATGTTGATGAGCAGGGTATAGTAACTGAAGAAGGTGCAAAAAAATATATACAAGATTCTGTTGATTTACAAAACAGAGAAATAGAAGATACAATGATAAAAGCAGAAAGAGCAAAAGAGAGAAAAGATGATTTAACAGGCCTTGAGGCAATAGGGATGAAATCTGGAGGTCTCATTAATTTAACAACAACAGTAGCGCCACAATCTGGCCCAAATTCAAAGGGCTTGGAAAGTCTTAGAAAATATGCTACTAAAACATATTAGGGAGAAATCATGGCAGATATAGAAAAAGGTTTACCAAACGAACCTGAGTTAAATGTTGAAGACGTCGCTGTAGATACAGTAGTTGAGGATATCAAAGAAGAACCAAAAGAAGTAGAAGTTATGGAAACTGCCGACGGCGGTGCAGAAATTTCTTTTGATCCAAATGCAGTAGAACCTGTATCAAGTTCACACGATCAAAATTTAGCAGAACTTTTAGACGATACAATTTTAGATCCACTAGGTGCAAAGTTAGTGGACGATTACAAAGATTATAGAGCTTCAAGAAAAGATTGGGAAGATTGTTATAGAAATGGTTTAGATCTTTTAGGTTTTAAATACGAAAGAAGAACAGAACCATTCAAAGGTGCATCAGGTGTAACTCATCCTGTATTGTCAGAAGCCGTAACACAATTTCAAGCACAAGCTTATAAAGAATTATTACCATCAGATGGACCTGTAAGAACACAGATCTTGGGTATACAAACACCACAGAAACAAGATCAATCAAACAGAATTAAAGATTTTATGAATTACCAGATCATGGACCAGATGAAAGAATATGAACCGGAGTTTGACCAAATGTTGTTTTACCTCCCTCTAAGCGGGTCGACTTTTAAGAAGGTCTATTATGATGATCTTTTGGGTAGGGCGGTTTCTAAGTTTATACCTGCCGATGATTTGGTAGTACCCTACTCAGCAACAAGTCTAGATGATGCAGAAGCTGTTGTTCATATAATCAAAATGTCAGAGAATGATTTACGTAAACAACAAGTCAGTGGATTTTATTCAGATATAGAATTATCTGACCCTGCTATGCAAACAGATGACATTGCAAAAAAAGAAGCAGATATAGAAGGAATAAAACAAACTAAACAAGATGATATTTATACTTTGTTAGAGTGTCATGTTAATTGTGAAATAGAAGGTTTTGAAGATATGGGAGATGATGGTGAACCAACAGGAATCAAACTTCCTTATGTTATAACTGTAGAAGAAGGATCAAGAAAAATTTTATCAATAAGAAGAAACTACAAAGAAGGTGATTCTAAAAAAACTAAAACAAATTATTTTGTACATTTCAAATTTTTACCAGGTTTAGGTTTCTATGGTTTTGGATTAATTCACATGATTGGTGGATTATCTAGAACTGCAACTTCTGCATTAAGACAATTATTAGATGCAGGAACTTTATCAAATTTACCAGCTGGATTTAAATCTAGAGGTATAAGAGTTAGGGACGATGCACAACCCTTGCAACCAGGAGAGTTCAGAGACGTGGATGCTCCTGGTGGCAACATACGTGATCAGTTTATGACTCTGCCATACAAAGAACCATCAGCGGTCCTTTTACAATTACTCGGTATTGTAGTTGGTGCAGGTCAACGTTTCGCGGCTATTGCAGATATGCAAGTG